TTGGATGGTGAATTAATTCAGAGCATTTATGCATATACTTGGGTCCGTGATTTTATGAAATTGGCTGTTGCTGAAACATTAACTTCACCTGGAACTGCTTCTGGAACATATGCATATACTGATTCAGGAATTAGTATAACTGGTTCAAACTTAACCACGATACAAACATTCATTAATGATGAAATGGCAATTTTACTTGGAACATTGAATAACCCAACTTATATCACAACAAACAATATAGTATCATCAACTAGTATTTCTATTCCATCAATTACATATCCATCAAGAACTATTCCTACTCCATTAGATGGAAAAATCAAAGAAGGAGATTATTTGTATGGATTGACAAGTACAAGAAATGCTGAAATTAAATCAATTACAACAAATAGAGCAAATGTAAAAACTCTCCTAAAAAGATTCAAAATTAACTACACTTCACCTACAGAAATTTTTAGTATTAATAATACTGTAACAATACAGGGTCTACCAGCAAATGAATGCACCGTATATTCAACATATAATGATGGAAATTTTGATTACATTGATGTAATTGTAAATTCTGGTTCTTTCTCTACTGGAAATATATTATTAAATGATAATAATTTTACTGCTACCATTACATTAATTACTGATAGGGTACAACTAGTAAATCTTATTGGAGAATTTGATTCGGGACAATTTATCAGGGGTCTCAAATCAACTAGTGAATCTTCTGTATTAGAATTTGAGAAAAATATAGCTCCAGTTTTGGATATTACAGGTTCAAAATTAACATTGGAAACAGAATCTATTAGTGGAATATTAAATAAGACAAATATTGTTTATTCATCTATTAGTGAATATTATATTGATGTAATTGATGTAGAAGGTACACAAGTAGAGCTGGGGGATATTATACAAACAACAAATATTTTGAGATTAACAGTATCATATCCAGATTCAAATAATAAATCTTTCCCCCAAGGTGAAAGTATATTAAGAAGTACAAATTTTGCAATAAATGCAACAATTATTGGAACCGAAACGGTTGGGTCAACAAATTATATTTACATTGGAAATAGTACTACAACACCATTTGCAAATGGAAATACTCTTTATCATTTTGAAACTCCCACTTCACAATTCCCAAATGGAATTGCAACAGTTACTGCAATAACAACTATTGCATCTAGTGCATATGGTACAGTAAATAAAGTTATACAACTTGGTGAAGGTTATAGAATTTATCTGTCCGATATTAAAGGAACATTCAATAAATATGCACAGGTGATTGCACCATCAAATTATAAATCCTTAATTGCAAATAGTACTGAAATTGTCGGAAGAATAACTAGAACATTCCGTGGATTTGATGGAATTCAAACATCATTCAAATTAACTACTCAAAATGGTTTACCATATTTTCCAGATTCTGATGGTCATCTATTAGTATTCATTAATGGCATTCTTCAACCTCCTGTAGATTCTTATAGTGCATTCAGTAACGTAATTCAATTTATTCAAGCTCCTGATTTAGGTTCATCATTTAATGCTGTATATATTGGTAAGTTGAGGAAACTTGATGATATTTCTTTCGAATTTGATTCATTAAAAAATAGTTTCAACTTAAAACTAAATGATGTTTTCTATTCGTTAACTATCACAGAAGGCGTTTCTTCAAATACCATTAAACCAGAAAATAATATTATAGTTTCTTTAAACGGTGTCATTCAAGAACCTGGAATTGCATTTGAAATTGTTGGTTCTAGAGTAATATTTGCTGAAGTTCCAAGAGCAGGAAGTTCTTTTGTAGCATTCTCTTATATTGGTTCTGATGCTGATGTAATTGCCGCAACAGTGGTTCCCCCAATTGAATCTGGAGACCAACTTGAAATAGAGGGAGAAGATGGTGTCAGAGATGTTGCTGTAATTGAATCGTCAAATTCATTAATTACATATGATTATCTTGGTTCAATTTTCGGTAGAAATGCTTCTGCTTTAACGCAACTCGTAACAGGAAGAATTGAAAGTGTTCAATTAACATCTGGTGGTGATGGATATATTTCAAGACCATCCGTTTCTCTAGATTCTTCTACTGGTTTTGGTGCTCAAATCAAAGCTTTGGTTGGTATTTCTAGAGTTGATGTTTCCAATAGAGGTTCTGGATATTCATATCCATCCGTAGAAGTTGTGACGAATATCCCAACAATTCCATCTGGATTCAATACTTCGTTCGATGATACTGATGGACAATTTGATAGTTCCATTATTACATTTGATGCATCATAAATAAACATAGAAAAAGGTATAGGAAGAGATGTCCAAACAATTAATTAATGTTGGTTCACAAGCAAATGATGGAACTGGAGATTCTATTAGAGTTGCTGGTCAAAAAATTAATTCAGACTTAAATGAACTTTATAATGCTTTAGGTGATGGTACATCTTTGCAAGTAAATATTACTGGAACCACCGTTGGGCATGTATTGAAGTCCAATGGAACAACATTTGTAAACGGACAATTATCATATAATAACTTAGCAGATTTGCCGACAATTCCTGCTGCACAGGTCCCATCTGATTGGAATTCTAGTAGTGGTTCTTCAAGAATATTAAATAAACCAACACTATCAACTGTAGCCACAACTGGAAGTTATTCCGATTTAATTAATATTCCTCAATCATTTGATTCTTCAAGAACTTCTGTTTCTGGAACAACATCTTCTTTAGCAAATAGTGCTCCAGGAAATATAGATATTTCAAATGGATTTAAATCCTATGCATTACTTAAAGTTCAAACTAGTCATGCTGCATGGGTAACTGTTTATGCAGATACTTCTTCCAGAACATCAGATTCTTCGAGATTGGAGGGTAATGCACCTGCCGCATATTCTGGAGTAATTGCTGATATTACTACAACTGCAGCTCAAACAAAAATTATTACACCTGGAATTATTGGATGGAACAATGATATCACCCCATCAACGAATATCTATTTGAAAGTAGTAAATAAATCTGGTTCTTCTGCTGCAATAACAGTAACTATTTCATTATTGAGATTGGAATCTTGATGTATTTAATCCATATTTGGGGAAAAAATAAATGGCAATAGTACCTGGCTCTGGAGCAGTAATAATTCCAAAATTCAATGACGAATTGGGAGTTGATTCCGTCGTTGTGAAAAGTGGTGGGTCTGGGTACTCAGAATCAACTCCACCACTGTTAAGAATATCGAATTGTGGTATACCAATAAGAGATGCAGAATTGGAACCTGTTATTCATAACGGTAAAATTGTTTCTGTAAAAGTTTTAGACCCTGGGTTGGGATACAATCCATTGAGAATAGAATTTTCCGCACAAGTACCAGAAGGAGGTGAACAACCAGACCCAGCATCGGCAGAAGTTATTCTAAAAGATGATGGTACAATTGATTATATTAAAATGGTAAAGTACGGTGACAAACATTTTTATAATGTTGATGCTCAAGTATTTGGAGGACTGGGTGGTGGTGCAGTAGTTAAGGCAGTATCACAAACATTAACTGGACTTTCCATATTAAATGCAGGAAGTAATTATGAAACTCCTCCAGCTCTTTCAATCTCTGGTGGCGGCGGTAGAGGAGGTAGAGGAGTTGCAAATATCGATACTAATGGTATTGTATCCCCAGAAGTAGTTCTGAGCAATCCAGGTCAATTTTATCTACAAACTCCATATGTACTTTTGGTTGGTGGTGGAGGTTCTGGAGCTAAAGCCAAAGCAGTTATTGACCAAGGTAGTATAACAAATATCGAGATAACAAATCCAGGCAGTGGATATGTTTCTGCGCCTAGAGTTGTATTTGCAAGAAATGTAAAAGTAAAAAGAACTGCCAGAAATCGTCAGGCATATAATTTACAAAAATATGATTTAACTGGATTGGTAGCAGATATTGGAAGAGATGATACCGATATCTATGTTTCAACAACATCTCCATTTCCAGGAAGTGGTACAATTCTTTTAGATAAAGAAATTATTAGATACACTGGAAAAACATCAAAGAAATTAACTGGATGTACAAGGGGAGTTAATTTCAGATATGACCAAAGAATTATATTAGATGCATTGCAAAATGACCCAGTTACTGGAATTACTGCATACAATTTTAATATTGGCGATAGAATTATTAGAACAATAGAAAGTTCTACTAATAAAATTGCAAAGGTGTATGACTGGAATTCAACAACCAGAGAACTTTTCGTAATATTCGAAGTTGATGAATTAGCATTTATCGATGCTGGTTCTCCTGGAGAAAGAACTAATATTGTATTTGATGCTGGAATTTCAGATTCATCCGATGCATTCGACCTTCCCCATATTGTTGTGGATAAGCAAAATTCTATCTTATATCGTTTGACTCAACCACTATCTTTCACATTAAATAAATCATTTAGGGATACTGATGAATTTGATGGTGCTGGAAATGGATTACCAGATTTAATTAATGTGGGAACTGCTTTCGAAAATCAAATTTCTTTGGATGGCGGGGTTCCATCAACATTGTATGGTATTGAAGAAACTCAAGGTGGGCAAAATACAACATTATTCCAAGTAGGAGATAAGATAAAAGATTCTAGTACACCTTTTAAAATTGCAAATATTAGTGATGCTAGTGCTTTGAGTGAAGGTGTGGAGCATTATTCATATTTAACTGTTAAGATGGATATGAGAAATTCATCTAATTATAATGGTGTCAATTTTGTTGTTGGTGAGACAGTAACTGGAACAGAATCACAAATACAAGCAACTGTAGTTTCATGGAATTCGTCAACTCAAACTTTGGTTTTACGTAATCCAATTCCATACGATACTGGAAATATTAATGATGGAATATTGTATGAATTCTCTAGTAACTCAACAGTTATCGATATAAGAGTTATTTCAATTGGTAATAACTATCTTACTGCACCAACAGTTAATATAGAAGATAGTGGAGTACTTTTAGCAGCCGCAACTTCATCGTTAACTGCAGACCAAGTTACTTCAATTTCCGTCAATAGCGGTGGATATGGTTATACTTCTACACCAGAAATTACATTCAGTGGAGGAAGTGGAACTGGAGCAGTAGCCGAAGCAATTCTTGGTGGAGAAAAGATAATTGGAGATAATGGAGCAAGTTGGAGAATACTCACAATTGATTATAATACTCTTGCAAGAAATGATGATTTTTAATCAATAAATATAAGAAGGAACTTAGAACATCTATAGGAAAATAAAATGTCTGCACTCCTTACGGACCAATTTAGAATATACTCTGCCAAAAAATTCATTAAATCTCTGCAGGGCCCTGATGCTGAGGCAACAGATTTGCTGGCGGGTACTGATAGAGATAGATTATATGTCTTTATTGGAAGACCTCAAGTTTGGGAAAATGAAAATAGTCCTCCACAACCTGTAGATAGTTTTTCTGAGTATTCGGATTTATATGATGACATGATTTCTCTCAAAAGAGTTCTTGCAAATGATACGATTCAAGTTGTTCGTAGAATTGACTGGACTCCTCCAGAGAAAACTACAGGTGGTTTGGGATACATTTATGACATGTATCGTCATGACTATTCTCCAACTAAGACTGCTGCTTCTGGTTCCACACGTTTATATGATGCAGACTTTTATGTTGTAAACTCATCCTATCAAGTATATAAGTGTATTTACAATGGAACTTCGCCAGCGGACCCAAATGGAAAACCATCAACTGTAGAACCAACTGGTACATCAACATCAATTATCACTACTTCCGATGGTTATCGTTGGAAGTATATGTATACAATTCCTGTTGCTTCTGTTCTGAAATTCTTTTCTTCTGATTATATTCCAGTTCTTACGGATTCTGCAATTAAATCAAATGCTGTCTCTGGAGAAATTGATACGGTCGTAATCAATTCTTCTGGTAGTGGGTACAATAATGGAACTTATGATAATGTTGCTATTAATGGTGATGGAACTGGCGCCAGAGTTTCTATTGTTGTTGATGGTGGTAAAGTTGTAAGTGCTACAGTAACTTCTGGTGGTACTGGATATACATTCGGAAAAATTATAGTAGATTCAATTAATGGTATTGGAACTGGAACAGGAGCTACAATTGATGTAATCATTCCTCCACAAAATGGTCATGGATATGACCCATCATTTGAACTTGGTGCGTATAGAGTCATGGTAAATGCCAAACTTTCATACTCCGAAGGTTCTGGTGATTTCCCAACAGATAATGATTATAGGAGAATTGGGTTACTTGTAAATCCATATAACTATAAAACTTCCGAGTTAACTTCAGATTTAACTCTTAGTGCAACAAAAGCGGTCATTTTTCCACCAACATTTCAAGGAAACTTTGTTGTTGATGAAATTATCCAACAATCAAGAACTGTTGGGGGACAAACTATTACATCAAGAGGAAGAGTAATTTCTTGGAATACTACCACAAAAGTTTTAAAATTTTATCAAAATAAAGTTGATGGCATTTATCCAGAAATTACTGGTTCATTAAATCAATTTGCTGGAAGTAACCCAATTACAGGAACATCATCTGGAGCAACTGGAGAACCAGATGTAAACTTTCCTGCTGTTCCTGGTAGTTCAACAAGAACTATTAATAATACAGAATATGACTTGGGTATGAAATTTACTGCTGGTTATGCATTCCCAGAAATTGAAAGAAATAGCGGTCAAGTCGTCTATATAGATAATAGGAGAGCGATTTCTCGTGCAAACGACCAAATCGAAGATATTAAAATTGTAATCGAATTCTAGGTAGTAGAAAAAAAACATGGCACAAAATACAAACCTGAATGTAAGCCCATATTATGATGACTTTGATAAGTTTAAAAACTTCTACAAAGTACTCTACAGACCTGGATTTCCAATCCAAGCAAGAGAACTTACTACAATGCAATCGATTCTTCAGAATCAGATTGAAAGTGTAGGTTCCCATTTATTCAAAGATGGCTCTATGGTCATCCCAGGGCAACCAGCATTTGATAATAATGTTGATTGTGTCCTTATCCAATCGAGTTTTCTTGGTTCCGAAGTAGAATTATATAGAGAGCAATTAACTGGTGCTATTATTACTGGTGTTACAACGGGAGTAAAGGCAAAAGTAATTTATTCAATTTCTTCCGATGAGTCTGACCGTGGTTTTATTACTCTATATATTAAATATACAGAAGCGGGTGGTACAAATAAGACTGATGTAAAATTTACAAATAATGAGCAACTTTCAACAAATATTGATTTGACATATGGTACTACTCTTTTAGAAACTGGTAGTCCATTTGCACAATTAATTCCAAATGAAGCAACTGCAATTGGTTCTGTTGCTTATGTAAATAATGGCGTTTATTATATTAGAGGTCATTTTGTTGATGTTTCATCACAAAAAGTAATTTTAGAACAATATGAACAATATCCAACATATAGAGTTGGATTAGAGATTTCAGAGTCAATTGTTACATCAGAAGATGATACCAGTTTAAACGATAATGCTGCAGGTTCTTCGAACTATGCTGCTCCTGGAGCTCACAGATTTAGAATAAAAACTACATTAATCAAAAAATCTGTAGATGATGATGCAGATAAAAATTTCTTAGAATTACTTAGAATTGTTAATGGTAAAATTCAATCTAAGGTAGAAACTAGTACATATAATGTTGTAGAAAAGGCACTAGCTGATAGGACTTATGACCAATCTGGTGACTTTATGATTAATCCATTTGACATTAAAGTTAGAGAGTGTTTAAATGATGGATTTAATAATGGAGTATATAATGCTGGAGAAAAAACTTTAGATACTGGAGTTATAGCAAATGATAATTTATATACTATAGAAATTTCTCCTGGTTCTGCATATTTTCAGGGTTACAAAGTTAAAAGAGATGCTCCAAAATATCTGGATTTAGATAAACCAAGAGATTATAGATGTCAGCAAAATAATATTTTACCTTTTGAGGTTGGTAATTATACAACAGTCACAAAAGTTTATGGAACACCAGTTATTAGTGGTCCAGATACATCAGTAGCATATCAAACTATAGAATTAAGAGACCAATTTACTTCCTCTGCTGGTACTGCTGCTGGCAATCAAATTGGTTCTGCACGAGTGTTTGCTTGGGAATGGTTAAATTCTGGAACAGATACTGTGGAAGGCGATTTAAATGACGTATATAAATTATACTTATTTGATGTTGCTATGTTTACAAAACTGAAGTTAAATGCTTCAGTAACTGTAACTGCTGGTTCCGTGATTAGAGGAAAAACATCTGGGGCAAAAGGTTATGTTAGAGTTACAAGTGGTAATAGTATAACTGCAGATATATTAACTTTAACAAATGTTGAAGGAAATTTTAGAGAAAGTGAAGTTATTACAGTTGATGGAATTGATTTAACAACAATTACAAAAATTTGGGTTCACCAATATTCCGATACTAGGCAAGTTGTTGGAAGAAATTCTTCTAGTACAGTTATATTTACTTGCGACTTTAACCTTACAGAAGTTTATAAGTTGAATGCAACTAAATTTACCTATAATAGTGGCAGTGGAATTATTACGGGATTTAATAGTAATATTTCTCCAGAATTGAGACCTGGAGATTTACTTTACGTTTCTGCATCCCAATCTTTTAAAGTTACAGATATTTCAACTTCTACATATTCAACATCATCAATTTTTAATTACACAAATCAAACTGCAACAGTAACTGTAAATAGTGGTTCAATATCTAATGGTGCAGAATTTACTTCGGTTTATAGGTATAGACCAGAATTACAAAATAAACAAAATGGTGATTTATTCAGTGAAATGCCAAGAAAGGCCATAAAATCAATCACTGATGAGAGTATGATTATCAGAAGAAACTATGATGCTCAAATTACAAGTAATAGTTTCACAATTGCTTTAGCAGAAAATCAACAATTTGAAGCTTTAGAAACCGAAAATTACAATCTCGTAGTTACAGCAGTAAGTGGTGGTTCTTCCTATACGGTTGGACAAGTTTTAATTTTGCAGAATAGTAATTCTGGTAGTCCAGTATATACAACATTTAATAGTAGTGGATTAGCAAGGTCTACCATAACAGTTTCTAATCTTGTTGGAATTACATCAGTAAGATTGAATGCAGCTGTATCTAAAAATATTGTCACAGAAAGAGTTAAGAATGCTAGTAAAATGAATGTCTGGAAAGTTTCCAGAACTAGCAATCAAAAGGACCAACAACTATTTGGATTATCATATAGTAATATCTACGGTACTAGAATTGAAGATGAAGATATTGCTTTAGGAGTTTCAGATGCATATAAACTACATGCAGTATATGAATCTGAAAATTCTAATGATGCAGTTGTTCCATATGTAACTCTTGTCGAACCAGCATTCTTTGCAATTGGTTCTTTGGTTACTGGTAAGACATCAGGAGCTAAAGCATTGGTAGTTGATTTTAACTCAACAACATTAAAATTAACTGTAGTTTATAAAACAACAAATCAATTCCAAAATAATGAAATTTTATATGGTGTTAATAGTTTAGAAAATGCCATTCAGGGTCTAGTAAGTGATGCTGAAGGTTCCATTAACTCGGGAAGTAAAGATATTAGTTCATATTTTACACTATCATCTGGACAAACTGAATTTTTCTATGGTCTATCTAAGTTATCTAGAAATAAAGGAGCAAGAACTCCAATTAGAAAATTAAAAATTGTTGTAGATTATTTCTCACACGAAACAACGGGAGATTACTTCAATATTGATTCTTATGTTGGAATTTCATATTCCAGTATTCCAAGTTTTACTGCAGCGGTTGGTTCTGGAACCTTAGTTAGAGAAAAACAATTGAGAGATGTATTAGATTTTAGACCAGCAGCAAAAGAATTGGTTAGTGGAAGTGGTTCAGTATCAGACCCATTCTATATGCAATGTTCATCATTTGATTTTGCAAGTAGAGTATTTGATGCTAATGGAACTATCTTTGATATTCCAAAACCAGATAGTGATTTTAGATGCGATTACTGTTTCTATCTAAAGAGAATTGATAAACTTTTTGCAACTACAGAAAGCGACTTCTTCGTTCGTTTAGGAAAATCATCAGAATATCCATCTCCACCAGAAGATGCAAATAACGCATTGTTGTTGGCAATAATTGCTCACAATGAATATGGATTTTCTCCAGAATTAGATTCGTTAGTTTTCAAAGAAAATATTAAACGTTATACAATGAAAGATATTGCTCTTCTAGAGAAGAGAATACAAAATGTAGAATATTACAGCGCATTAACTCTTTTAGAGCAAGAAACAAATGCATTAACAATCAAAGACGAATTTGGAAATGACAAATTTAAAAATGGATTTGTAGTAGACCCATTTGAAAATCAAAATGTTGTTGATTTGGATAATGATGATTATGCTGCTGCAATTGATATTAAAAATAGAAGATTAAGACCATCGCATTATACAACAAATGTACCATTACAATTAAATGTAGAGCAATCAAGTAATGTTGTAATTAACACTGGTATTCTATCCCTACCATTTACAGATTCATTATTAATTACGCAACCATATGCATCACAAATTGAAAATGTCAATCCATTTAATGTTTTTACATTCATCGGAAATATTGAATTGAATCCAAGCAGTGATGATTGGGTTGATACCGAAATAGCTCCAGTAAACACTGTTCAGGTTGAAGGAAATTTTCAGGCTCAATCAAGAAGTATTAATGCTGACCAAAATGGATTTGGTCCTGCTCAATGGGGGTCCTGGCAAGAAGATTGGTCTGGAGCAACAAGTAATGTTTCTGGTGGAGATTGGGTAGGATGGGTAGGCCCACTAGGAAGAAATATTCCCGCATTTGGAACAAGAACTACAACATCTACTGGTATCATCGAAAGAAGAACAGGTACTCAGCAAAGACTTGTAACGAGATTCGAAAGGCAAAGTCTTGGTTCTAGAGTTATTAGTAAAGTTAATGTTCCGTGGATTCGTTCAAGAAATATTGCAATTAGAGCGGAAAGATTGAAACCATCGACTAGATTATATTCTTTCTTTGATAGTGTTGCAGTAAGTAACTATATAATTCCAAAATTAATTGAACTTGTAAAAAATACAACACAAGATAGTAGAACAAATACAACACCATTCCAAGTTGGAGAACTTGTAATTGGTCAATCTAGTGGTGTTAGAATAAAAGTTGCGGCACTCAATGATGGATACAAATATAATCCATATACAGATGTGGAGTTGAGTGAAACATATTCATCAGAAACAGCAATTTTAAATATTGATATTGATACCATGGCATCACAAGTTAATGGTGCGTATTATGGAAATTTTGCAATTGGAGAAGTTTTAATTGGGCAAACTTCTGGAGCAAGGGCTGTAGTCAAAGATAGAAGATTAATTACGGATAGGAGGGGTACATTTAAGGGTACATTTTTTATCCCAAGAGCAACAGTATCTACTAATCCTAGATGGGCTACTGGTAAGAGGTCATTTAAACTAACAACCAGTTCAACAAATGCAACTCCAACTCCAGGTTCAACAGTAGATTCTTCTGCACAAGTTACTTATGAAGCAGCGGGTGTACTAGAGACATTACAAGAAACAATTCTTTCCATTAGAAATGCTGAAGTTGTAACAGACCAGTTGGTTGAACAGAATAGAACATCAAGAACCAGACAGGAGCAAGTTGTTATTGGTTGGTGGGACCCTCTAGCACAATCGTTTATTATCGAAGAAAAGGGTGGGTGTTTCTTATCTAAAATTGAAGTATATTTCAATTCAAAAGATTCTAATATTCCAATTAGTTGCCAAATTCGTGAAATGCAAAATGGTATTCCAACTAATAAAATTCTACCTTTCTCAACAACAACGGTATATCCAGAAGATGTTGAAATTTCAGAAAATGCTTCTATTGCAACGGTATTTAAATTTAAGGCACCAGTTTATTTAAGTGATACCCAAGAATATTGTTTTGTTCTATTTTCAGATTCCAATGAATATACTGTATGGATTTCTGAAATGGGTAAAGTTGATATTACTGGAGATAGAACAATTTCTTCTCAACCTTATGCTGGTGTATTGTTCAAATCTCAGAATGCTTCTACTTGGACTCCAAACCAACTACAAGATTTGAAGTTTAATATCTATAGAGCAAAATTCACAGCAACTTCTGGTAAAGCAGTATTTAATAATGCTCCTTTAGCATTAGGAAATAGAGGAATTCTTGAGTTAAGACCAGACCCAATTATTACATATAAACCAGACCAAACATTTGTGTTAAATGATTCTCTTGCTTCATTTACTCAAGGAGCAAGAATCTATCAAAAAACTACAAATGCTTCAGCTACAGTTAAATCTATTAATACTGTTGCCTCACCAAGGCAAATTACAGTAACAGATATCGATGGAGTATTCCAACAAGGTAGTTCAACTGGTGGTGTTGTTACTTACCCATTAGTAAGTAGTCAGTCAACTGCATCTCTAACTTTAAGTATTGCTGGTGGTGTTTTAACTGGAGACTTTACAATTGGAAAAACTGTAACTGGGCAAACTTCTGGTTCTACTGCAATCGTTACTGGTTGGAATAATAGTACTGGTGTATTAACACTAAATTATGTTTCAAACACATTTACAACTGGAGAAACAATTCGTCAAGCAAATCCAACCATTGATAGTACTCTTTTAGCATCACCAGTACCATCATATGCTGGAGATACGAAACAAAAATATATTGGTGTTGCTCCAACATATCCATCAACATCCAAAAAAGTTACTGTTTTACACAGTAACCATGGTATGCACGATTTATCTAATTATGTTACTATTTCTGGCATTAGGTCAGAAGTTTCTCCAACTACACTAAAAACTGCAATCACCGCTACTGATACTTCATTATCTGTTGTTGATGCTTCAGCATTTCATAAGAAAGTCGGTGGATTAGCAATTGGTGATGATAATCCTGGATATCTAAAAATTGACAAGGAGATTTTTGCATATACGGCAATTAGTGGAGATGGAACAACAATCACTATCAAAACTAGTGGGGGAAGAGGAGCAAATCAAACAGTAGCAGCTATACATGCTGAAAGTGCAGTTGTAGAATGTTATAATCTTGATGGTATTCCATTGGTTCAAATTAATAAAACTCACCAAGAAATTAAAAATCCAACTTTAGATAGTTATGAACTTACAACTTCTTCTGTTGCTAATATTGGTATCACTGGAGGTACTAACCTTTCCACTTTATATCCTACTTTAGAGATTGCTACAGCAACTCAAAATGTTCCATATGAGGTAATTACTCCAAATATTACAACTGTAGTTTTACCAAAAACAAATGTAATTTCAAGATTAAATACAGTATCTGGAACTTCAATTGGAGATTTATCTGAGGTATCATTCATCAATGATGGTGTATATACAGAATTGACTTTAAATGAAGTTAATGAATTGGGTTCACAGAAACTAATTCTTTCTCAAGTAAATGAAGATGCAAAATTATCTGGAAATAAATCATTAAATCTTGAATGTCTTTTAACTACTAGTGTAGATAATTTAACTCCCATAATAGATTTAGATAGAACTAGTATCATTACAACAACCAATAGGATTAATAATCCTTCTGATTGGGATTCTGCTTCATTGAGTACAAATGACCCTCATGCAGCAGTTTATATAACCAAAATGATTACTTTAGATAATCAAATAGCTAGAGCATTAAAAGTTTATTTTGATGCAAATAAAACTGGAAAAGTTAATTTTAGAGTTCTATACAGAGTAGTTCCTAGTGGATTTACTGGAGATGAAAGCAAATTGCCATGGCAGTTTTTCAACACCAGTGGTGGTTCGGATAAACCCATTACACCAGTAAATGATGACACATTTAAATCATATGAATATTCTGCATCTGGATTATCATTTACGAAATTCCAAATTAAAATTGCAATGAGTTCTACAAATCAAGCTTATGTACCTCAGTTTAAATACTTCAGAGCGGTGGCCACAGCAAGTTAATTATGGATAATTTTTTAAAAATTGAAAACAATCACGACTTATTGCGTGATTCAACTACTGGTGGTATACTAAATAGTAATACCAATGAATATCAGAATTATCTTAATAATTATGAGAGAATGAAGAATCAGTATAAAGAGTTTGAAGACTTAAAAACTACTGTTTCATCTTTAAGTTCTGATATTGGTGAAATTAAAAATTTACTGACAACATTAATTCGGAGTACAAATAATGACGATTGATACTACAAATTCGGAAGAACTTCTTTCCAATTTTCGTGACCGTTATAAGGCACTAGTGGAAGAAAACCAAAAACTGACACAAAAAATTAAAGAAAATGAAGTTCAGGCTCTTAAACTACTAGGGGCAATTGAAACTCTAGAATATCTAGAGTCAAGTACAGAACAACCTGTAGAACAAACCGAAGAATGATATTGGGGGGTCTTAGAACCCCCTTTTCTTTTTTATAAATACATAAAGAGAATAATTGTATACCAAGATTTTTGGGATAATCACCGATGGCAAATAGAATTCAATTAAGAAGAGGTTCCGCTCAAGAATGGTCTAACGTTAATCCAACGTTAGCTATTGGAGAACTTGGTATTGAAATTGATACTGGTCGTATTAAAATCGGTGATGGAGTTACTCCATGGAACTCACTAAAATATGAAAGACCAATTGAATCTGTTGCAAACTCACCAAATACATTAGTACAAAGAGATGCTGATGGAAATTTTGCTGCTGGTGCAATTACAGCTTCTGTAATTGGTAATGCTTCAACTGCAACTCGCCTCGCTAACACTCGTCAGATTGCTCTTACTGGTGATGTAACTGCATCTGCTACTTTTGATGGTTCTTCAAACTTAAATTTATCATCTGCTTTACAAATTGTTTCAACACTTCCACATTATGATAATACTCCAACATCATCTGGAACTTATACTAAAGTTACTGTTGATGCTAAAGGTAGGATTACAAATGCTTCAAATCCAACAACTCTGGCCGGATATAGTCTAAATGGTACTGTAGAAGGAGCTTCCGCACAACCATACGATAGAGACCTTCAAGGCATTTCCGATTTAACTACTGTTGGTATTATTACTCGCGTTTCTGACGGTAATATTACAACTAGAACTGTTACTGGTACTTCGGGTAGAATTTCAGTAACTAATGGTTCTGGTGTTGGTGGAAATCCAACTTTAGATTTAATTAATACCACGGTTTCCTCTGGAGACTATAATACAGAAAGTTTAACTTCTTCAACTTTTGGTTCACAAACTGTAAATACTACTAAGTTTAGTGTTGACCAGTGGGGAAGACTTACGTCTGCAACAACCGTACCTATTGCAACTGCAGTAGAAGGTACAACTGCATCTGCATGGGTAACTGGAACAGTATATGCTCGTTACGATAAGGTAACCAATGCTGGAAGACTTTATCAAGCACTAAATGCAGGTACTTCTGGTGTAACTACTCCTGTTCATACTTCTGGAGATGCTACTGACGGTACGGTTCGTTGGAGACATCTTGGGTTGGTCACAACTCGTCAGAAAGGTCTTGCATCATTTGACCAAGAAGACTTTGACGTTGATGCAAATGGGCATGTAATGATTGCTCTTTCAGGTGTAGATAATACGCATCTACAAAATAACCAAATCCGTTTTGCAGATGGAAACACTTTCACATCTTACGAACTCGATAATGAACTCACT